TGTCAAAAGGGAAAATCCGTTTGCTTTAGTTAGATAGAAAAAGAAATCATCTCCGTTAGTTGTACTGATGTCATCACCATCGACCAGCGTAAAACCAGACGTAGTGATTGTTCCAGCGGAAGCGTTGTTTGTATATTGAATTATCACTGCACAATCATCTACCGTTGGAGCTAGAGTATGCGCTCCACCGTTCACAGCTTTTTGTATGTTGCCGTCATCTTGGTCAGGTGTATAAGTGCCAGACGATTTAGTGCCAGCATCGTGTACGGTTGTAGAAAAACCAGCGGTGAGATTGTCTGCAGTGTCAGCTTTCAAAGTGTCTGCATCAAATGCTTGTACGTCAGACCCTATTGCTACACCAATAGAAGCCCTAAGAGTAGCTCCACTTTCTGCAACTGGATCAGTTGTACCGTCACCCACGATCATCTCACCGTCACCTAGTACAGCCATTGCTGTAATAGCTCCTGTGCCTGATCCTAAAAGTACTCCACCGTCTGTTAAGCTGGATGCTCCAGTACCACCATCAGCAACAGTTAAATCAGTAATACCTGTTATTGATCCTCCTGTAATACTTACGGAGTCAGAAGCTTGAGTAGCAATAGACCCAAGACCTATAGAGGTACGCAGTGTAGCACCGCTTTCAGCTACAGGGTCTGTTGTTCCATCTCCAACAATCATTTCTCCATCGCCCAATACCGCCATAGCAGTAATTGCGCCAGTTCCTGATCCCAATAAGATACCACCGTCTGTAAAGGTAGAAGCTCCTGTTCCTCCATTCGGTACAGTAAGATCAGTAGTTAACGTTACAGTTCCAGCAATAGTTACATTTCCTGAAGAATCCATTTCAAAGTCACTTGTATCTGCAAGTGCTGTTGAAGAATGTATTTTAAATTTGTTAGCGTCAGAGTCATCAATACCCATGACATACCCTGTTGTACCTCCCTGTTGGAAAGCAACAGATACATCACCAGCACCATCTGCCAGATTAGCCTTGTAACCTGCAGAGGTAATTACTCCGCTAGTTGCATCATCTCCGTTATTAACAAGAAAAGCATCATCTACGTTAAGAGTGTTTGTAGCTAAAGTAATGTTAGTTCCAGCAACCAAAGCTGTTTTACTAATTGCTATTGCAGCGTCTGATGTTACACTTGCATTTACTACAGAGTTAGACGCTAACTCATCTGCACCTACTGCATCGTTTGCAATCGAGACGGCTCCTGATGCAGCCATAGTAACATCACCAGATACAGCTACTGGATTAAAGTTTGTACCATCGGCAACCATTATATGACCGCTGGTATTTGTACCCATTACAAGATCATCACCTGTAATAGTAAGATCACCAGCTACTGTTACACCACCTGCAAAAGCAACAGTAGAATTAGCAACTGTTGAGTTAGGTGTCATCGTCATGTGAGTTACATACGTACCTGCACTATTTATATCGTTACCTAATGTAAGTACACCACCATCTGCAATGTTTAATTTCCACTCATCACCTGCATCGTCACCTTCATCTGCACAAAGAGTAATAGCTAACCCTGCTCCCTCTGTTGCTTTAATACGTAACGAATCTGAAACAGACTCATCGTAACCTATAAGAACATTAGAATCTGTTCCAAAGATAATATTTTTATCGTCTATTAACAGTATGTCATCGTTGTATTTAAAATGATCCTCGTCTTCCATCCACAACAATACACCATCGTTTGTTTCTCCATCAAACGTTACGGTAATATCAGTACCTGCTGTTGCAGCACCTATTGTGATAGAATTACTACCTGTTAATTTAGATAACGCACCACCGTTACCAGCAGTGCCATCGTGATTGTGTCCACTTGTACCAAAAGCTGTTACAATAGCATCAAATTCATTATTAGAATCTGCTGCATTAATTGTATCACCTGTGGTATATGAACTTTGTCTTGCGGAATAACCTGTCATTACATTCTAGCTCCTGGAGTAAACTCTAACTCAAAACCTTTCAAATTTATCGGTGGGTTGGACGATGAATCTTCTACTCGTATTACAACCGTAAACCCACTTCCCTCTACACTTTGTCTTACAATCGGAATACCTCTTGCACCGTATGCTGATGTACCGTATGTGCCTGAACCGTACACAGCTGCTGAACTCTGAGTTGTTAAAGAGTATGCTGCAGGTTGCGGAACACTGGTATCTTCAAAATCATATTTTACAAACAATGAAGCGTTTACAGATCCTTCTGTATCAAAGTTTAAATTAATACGTTGCATAACTTTACGTATACCTGCATCTCCCATCGTAAGATCAGGAGATCGGTATATTGCATTTATGTTTGTACCTGCAAACGTATTACCACTTTCTTGTTGGTACACAAATCCATCAAAGCCACCATGTACAACTGTTTCAATATTTCCTACAAAATCAGAATCACAACAAGCAACCTTAATACCCTTCATGTCAGCGTATTCCCAACCAATTTGTCCTTGGGGGTTTGACTTAATAACGCCTATTATGCCATATGCTCCTGCTTCTGTACCACCAGTAGTAGGATAGAAAAGCCTGTATTGACTTTTACGTCTTATAACAAGAGAAGAAATATTATCAAATCCAACACTGTTAATCCTTTCCTGTATCTGTTTAGAAACTGTTCCTAATTCAACGTCACCAATTCTAGCCGTACCAGCGATTGTTCTTAAACCGTCAGGTGCTAAAAAGATAATGTCACCGCCTATTTCCTGAACACTGTTTCCATCACTACAACCAATGTTACGAGAGATAGGTGTTATTGCAAAGTTTGCACTAGAACTTCCTGATAGTTTGTATATTCTGTCTTTACCGAATATAATGAGATCATCACGAAACGACTTTAGGGCTACAATTTCTGTATCTACTTTTATGTTTCCTGATCCGCTTCCAGTATAGTCTGTTTCCGTAAAAGGAACTGTAAACTGTACTTGTTGAGGTGCGGAAGATGTACCTGCATAGAATAGATGGTTTTGAAACGAAGATACTGAAGTTGCATCAGCAGGTGCGCCAGAAGCATTTAATACTGTTGCACTTCCAGATCCTGTCCATCTTGTAGGTGCATTAGCACCATCTATCCATACAATGCTGTCTGTTCCGTTGAAGTTGTATCTTTCAAATCGTGGTCTTACAGGTGTAACTGCCTGTGTTGCAACTGAAGCCCAAGAACTTCCACTTCCGTATTTGACTGCAGTTCCAGATATTGCTATTACACCGTTACCAAATACAGCAACTCCTGTTATTTTGTTGGAACCATTTACTTGTGAACTTGAAAACTTAGCAGTTCCGTCTAGCCTACGGTAACCACCTTTAACAGAAGGTTCAAAGTTTTGAAGAACAGATGCAGCTCCTACAGGCATTGTATATACATCCCTGTCTAGAACTAAACCGCCTGATGTCGTAACAACGTATGGGGATATATATTCTGGTTCTGTTACTTGAGCCAATTTTTATTCCTTTATGTATTAACTTTTAAAAACCTGCCTGAAGATTTTAAACCACTTGCATACATGTAGTTCTTTTTGTTTAAAAGTTCTACCCTCATTCTTTTAATACCTGTTAAGAAATCTTTTTCAGATAGTTGTGATCCTGCTACGTTAGCTCTCATCATGTACGTGTAATACTTAGCACGATTAACAACTGTATCGTGAAAACGAACAGGTAATATAGGTACATCCGTATGACTTGATAGGTCAGCATGTGTCTTATAATATTTATAGTTTACACTTAGTACTCTGTCTGGTACGGGAGATACGCCATACTTTTCATCATTTGTTTCAAAAATATATAACGGCATTGCAAATTGATTCTTAGAAGTCTGGTTAAGATCTGTTTCTGAAAAACTTTCAAACCACTCATCGTGAGACATGTACTGTAGTTTACGTGGTTGTTCGTTCTCTACAACTTCTATGGTATCTATTTCTGTTACGCTACCGCTTGTTTCAGAAAGACCGATAAACGTTGTAGTGGATGTAGCTGTAAACGGAGATGTTAACCATTCACCATCACCTGCATTCACAACACTTAAAGTTTTACTGAGATTTTGTGTACCGCCTGAAGATGTTCCTATTTTTAAATTAACATCATTAGAAAAAGTACGAGTACGAACTATGTATTGTTTGTTAATAATTGTTTGAACAGATTGTGTAACTTCTGCACTACTAAGTTGTAATGCTCCTGCGACAGTAGCACCTAACGTTGTTGTGTCAACACGAATAGGACTTCCAGATACTGTCGTCCAGTTATAAAGACTTGATAGGAAGGTTCCGTTTCTTATAAGATTTTTAGGAAGTAACATAAATGAATCAAAGTCTATCTTTCTAAAATCTGAAGGAAAGTTATACTCTTGTGTACCTGCAATGAGATCATCTGTTTGTGTTTCTATAAGGAAAGGCCATTCTATTTCTGAATTATAAATATCGTTAATAGCTTTATTTACTACGCCTTTAACCATAGACTGTACGCCTCTAGACGAAGTAAACGTATCTGCTGTTAATTCTATTTCATTAAGTTCAGTAAGAACACTATTTACAAGTTCTAGATAATTCATGTTTTAACACTTCCATCTTTTACGTGCTTGCCGTAATCTGCTTTTAGGATTTTTAGCAGCCTTGGGAAACTTTTTCATTTGTCCTAAAGATCTTGCACAAAAACTTTTACGTCTTTTAGCAGATTTACTCCCAGCTTTAACTTTTCCTGTAACAGCACCTTTAAGCTTAGAACCTGGATTTGCCCTACGATGTGCTTTAATACCAGCTTCTGTCATACCTGCGCCTTTATCTGAAGCGCGATAGTTTTTCTTATTACGTGCTATAGGTTTCTGTCGTTCAGACATACTAACTAACCTTTATACTTTGCAACTCTGCCACCGTATGCATAGTTTCTACCACGATACGCCATACCACCATGACCCATCTTTTTAGGTTTAACGTAACCGCCACCCATCATTCCTTTATTTTTCTTCTTTTGAGAAGCAGCTGACTTGATAGATTCATCTTTATTGCCATCACCATCTAAATCAATAATATCAGGCATTACACCGCCACCGTCTTGCATACCTGTAGCTTTTAATTTCTTTTTAGCTTTAAGAACTGCTTCTAAAGATTCTGTTGTAGCATCTCTATTTACATTCACACCTAATTTTTCTAAAGCATCTATAATACCTAATCTTTTAGATACGCTAGTTTTTATACCTGTTGTTCTATCTTCCCCATAACTTCTTTTTCCAGCCATTATTTTTTCCTATTTTAAGTTGCAGCAAATACACGCACGTTAGCGGTACTACCTGATGAGTTGTAACATTCTATTCTATCGATTGTATCTGCAGTCCAGTTTGTTTCCCATGTATCATTTTCTGCAAGATAATTAGATTCACTGAAACTTCCTGCAACATCACCTCTGTTTCTGCTAAGATCGTCTGCAAGACAAAAAGGTATGCCAGCTTGAAGTTTAACAACCCATGCATTCTCAAGATTGCTTCCCGATACTGTTCCACCTTCGTTGCACATAAGCTGTATCTCTACAGCTTGATTAGACTCTATCCATAAAAAGTCAAAGTCTGCTAACAGTGTATCATTCCACACTTCAACTAACGTATTATTAGTAATACTGTATCGCCTATCAAAATAGTGTGTTATGGTTATACTGTCAGTAGCGGTTGTGCTTCCACCAGTGATGGTATGTGAATCATCATCTGGTATGTCTACAGTAAAGTGAGTTGTTAAACTTAACGTTGCCATATTATCCTTACTCCGTTTTAATCTTATTTACCCCATTCTTTTTTGAGATAATTTTGTACAAGGACTGACTTTGTAAACGTAGGTAATCCTTCTGGTTGACTTTTGCTTAATGCTTGTGTGACTTCATACAAATTTCTTAAAATATAAGATTGTTCATAAGTAACGTTAGAAGAAAACCATCCAAGTATGTTAGTTCTTTTTCCTTTTGTTACTTCTTTTACACCATGCGGATAAATAATTGGAAATATAACAGCTTCACCTAGTTCAAGCTTACGTCCTATTATTCCTGTTTCTGTTTGAAAGTAAATCTCTCCACCGCTATAATCGTCACTTAAATTTATTGAAAAACCATAATCAAAGAAAACATTATTAGACTTCGGAGAAGCTTTAAAGTTATCTATATGAAGATTATAGTAATCACCTTTTTCATACTGATTGTAATAGTTAACTGATACTCTTGTTGGGCAGTAAACACTATCTATATAGTGTGCATCGTAAATTCTAGAAATTAGTAACTTACGGATTTCTTCTGGTACAGTAACTGATTCCGTATTTTTTTTAATATTTTCTAATGGCTGTGATTTGTTGCCATCTTTAAATGCGTCTTTTGGAATAGCTTTGAAGCAAGACACAGCTTCTTCGTCAGATAGTAATTTCATAAACATATTATTTCTTTCACAGATAATTGAACAAAGCAAGAAAGTGTAGGGTTTTTTAACAGAACCCCACAAAACTGTTAAGTAATTAAGTACCCGTAGATACTGTAGCCGATTCTGTTGGGTTTCTAGAAATATCTGCCAACACAACATGAATGCGGAATCGCAGTGCAGATTCACCACTGGAGCCACCATCTAAGATGAGAGCATCAATAGTATCAGCACTTGTTAAGATACGTGCATTAGCACCAGAAGCTCCTACTGCAGCTTCTAGGAATGGGCTAAAACCAGCAGCGCAAGCAGATCCGTCAAGTAACGCATCTACATCACCACCAGTAAAACCAATATCCATAGTAATCTGACCATTGCCTCGTGCTTCAAGCACTTCTAGACAACCTGCAACAATCATAGTATCTGCAGGAACATCGATTAACTGAACAATGTCACCTCCAGCACCACCATCAGCAGTATCCCATACAGG